ACCAACAGAACTACCTGAGACAAAGGCTGTGCCTTCGTTCTTTGCAAGCTGTGTTGCAAACTCTTGCTGCATTTCTGCCTCAAGGTTGAACACTGAGTCCTCTAGCATCTGATTAGAAATATCAACTAGAGCATACTGCTCATGTGTTGGGATTTCCTCTAACTGTGTTGTGTAACCAGTTGTCTCAGACTTTGTGCCAGTTTCAGCTACCCATGCTGCACTGAATGTTGCAGTACGGCTTGGCATTTGAATTGACTTTTGGCTAGTCTGCCGAACCCTTGCAATAGTACGCATTGGTGAGATTTCTGTGAGAGTTTTGATTAACTCATTCACATACTCTGGTGGAGCCAAGAAACCCGCCCCTGTGTCATTGTTGACAGTCAAAGCCTTAACTTCATCAGGCTCCATCTTGTCATCGCCTTTACGCAAGAACTTGTCGAAAGCCTGAACAGCCATATCAACTTGTTTTGCCTCAAGACCAGTTTCAGGCCGCTTCAACATTGCTTCCATGTTGTCTAGCTTATCACCAAACTGCTTCTGCTCCTCTTGAGCCAAAGTCAGCTTCTGGTTTATGTCCTCAAAGCGGTCTAGGTCAGCTTCAATATTTTTCAGCTTTTCTTCAACCAGCGGGTCGGACGAACCCTTCTTTTCGATTTCCGCCAAGCGAGCGTCATTGGTAGCTTTGAACTCTTCAAAAGCTGTTGCCATGCCCTCTACTGCGGTTTTGACATCATCACTCATGTCATGCCCCTTTACGATTTTAGGATGTTGGTTAAATTGGCAATGGAATCCATTACCCCTTTTTGCTCATCGCCAACCTCTCGCTGGTCTAAAGCGTTTGAAACGGCACTTGCCGCCACTTTTGATTCTGAACGAGACAACCCCCCTGCATCCCGCAAGAAAGCCTCCCAATCCCGAACCGACCTATCCTCTGCCTTGACTGCGCTGATGCGAGCTTTTGGATTCATTGGAAAGGTAACTGCACTGATTTCCATAAGGTCAACCTCTTTGAGCAAACGCTTTTTGCCACGCTCATCATAGCTGTAACCCTTGGCATCAACCCTGTAACCCACTGACAAGCCGTCTATCGCGCCCATTTTCATAAGCTCATAGACCTCCCGCCCCTTTTGGGTCTGCATGGCAAGCTGGCCTTTGACGTACAAGCCGTTGCCATCTTCTTTAACTTGTGTGTAAACGCCGATTGGCTCTTTGGTGTCATGCTGGAAAAGCATTTTGATTTTCCGCGCACCCTTGGTTCTTAATGATTTTCGGAACGCCCCATTGACTACAACGTCATTTCCCAAATCTTTGTTACCGAATACAGATGCGTAACCCTCAAACATACCTTTGTTTTTGTCATCGTCATCATCATCGTAAGCCTTTAACTCTAAGTCGGCCTCGCAATCAATGTACCCAGTTTCAACAAACTTGACCTCATCACATTCTTCAAATGCTAGGGCTTCATCCATCACAGTCTCCTCTTTCCCGCCATCGCGGTAACTGCTCAGACAGACTGCAACCCGCTGGTCACGCTGTGAGTATTCGGCAAGCATGGTGGTATCACCTGTGCATCTTGCCATAAAATCAGACTCCGATTCACCTAAACTTGGCTTTGGTATCGGCATCTGCTTCTCCTAGATTGCTATAATTGCATATATTCATTTATTCTTCAAGCTCATCTTCAGGGGAAACGTATAAAGTGACACATCGACAGTTTATTACATTCGCCGCGCCGCCCCTTGGGTCTCCTGTGTAAGCCATGCGCCAATCAATACCGCTATGAGGAACAATGAAATCTTCATCCAATTCGACCTCTACCCCATTCATGGCTGTATGCCATGACCTAGCTCTTGCATCTGCTACCGCAACCCACCGCTTTTTTTGATTTGGAATATTTAGGCTGGCATTGATAGCGTGATTTGCGTAACTGGCGGCAGTGTGCGTTTCTGTCCTTGCTATTGTTGCGCTTCTGTATTTGCTGAATGTTCCGCGCATTGATTCAAAGATGTTTTTGGCTATGACAGCAACTCCAAGCCCATCTAATTCACCTGCTTTAATTATCCTGTTTATTTGGCGCATTGTGGTGTTTGATATTTGTGTAACTCTGATTGCTCCGTAAAGTCTGATAAATTCTTTAATGATGGTATCAAATTGGTTTTCTTGTTTCTGCCTTCTCAAGATACGCAGACCAAACTCATCAATAACTGATCTGTAGTGATTGTCTAGTGTTTGCGTAAGGTCAGTAGACAACTTGATGCCTGTGTTGATAAGCCGACCAGCTTGTTCATATTCTTGCTGACCCTTCTGCCCCACCTCCGCAAAAAGCGTTAGAAGCTGTAGACGCAACCGCCTTTCGTAAGAGACACGCAATCTGTTTTGTTCTATGAACTCTTTGCGTATTGATATGCGATTACGCTGTACTTTTTGAGCTAATTTCATTTCTTGCTACTGAGAGGGTGGTCTCTTGGCAGCAAATCTAAATCAAACTTGCCGCTTTTGAACCTTCCTGTTCTGACCGCTGACAAAAATACGTTAACCCTAGCATATGCCCACTGATCTTGACTGTTTACGCTTGGTCTGACTGATGATGGGTTTGTGTTGTAAGCTCCAACACCTCTGCGGAAAACAGCCTCAAGCATACGCTGGGTTACACGCTTGCCCTTTTTATCACCATGCTTGTCGTTATGTTCTTTGACCTTTTTTGCCAAACCCTTCTTGACGCTTTCACTAATTGGAGCCTTTTGATNNTTCCATGAGCATATATCCAATGGCCTCGTCCTTGCCGTCACGCTCTTTATCAAGTGAGGCAGCTTTTCTTCTTGCCCATGTTTGCCCTGCATCGCCGCCCCATAATGCCCACGCAATACGCCCTGCGCTTGGGTATCCCTCCTGATCACGCATAAACCCTTGCCCACGCTTATCAACCTCGTGTCGACTAAAGAATGAGTGCATACGTCTCACTGTGCGGGGGGATAGTCTTTCTTTGGATACAAGTTGGACTGCTCTTGCAACACCAACCTCTGTTCCTCCTCTGTTAAACTCTTTGCGCCACGCAAGCCCACGTTCAGCCTCTTGCGCCATGCTGTCAGTAGGCGTTGTGTCAACATCACTCTCTGCCTTTGCATCATCATCAAGAACCTCGCTGGTTAAACGATCATAATCATCGTGGGATTCACATGGCATATAGACTGTGCCATTAGCTGTTTCATGCGAATGAGTGCCTATGCAGCCTATTTGTTCTGCCCTATCTTCAGCCTCACCTTCAGTCGTAAATACATCTTTTTCAACTTCCTGTTTAGCTTCTTCACCCAACCCATAAATTTCTTTACCATCTTCTTCAGCCTCCTGTCCTTCTGCTGGCGCGGTTTCCGTGGCTCCAAGTGGAAATAGATTAGCCGCGATATAGACATCATCACCTCCGCTAATTGGCTCCAGCCCTAACCGCTCTCTAGCTTCATTGCGAGAAATTATACCCTCACGGACTGCCTGTGCTACATTTTCATAAATCCTTCTGCGGCGTTCCACCATTGCTGGGACTGCCTCAAAATCATATTCAATATGAATATCGTCACCGTAAATAGGGGTCAGCCACTCATTTAGATCAGACTGCACCCGCCTTGCTAAAGGCATTATCGTTTCTTCGTAAAGAGCAAGCCTAGCTTCTTGGACATTTGCATACGTTTGCGAGTCAGGAATACCAATAAGTTGAGATGGAACCCCAAAACACAAAGCGATATCCTTCGCCGCCATGTTTCGCTGTTGCAGAAAATCCATGTCTTTAGGGCTAAGACCCATTTCACGCCAATCAAAATCCCCCTCCAGTAAGAGTGGACGACCCGCATTAGCTGGTCCTTTAAACTTAACATCTAAATCATCCTGTAACTGTTGGCGTTGTCCATCGCTCAGTTGCATAGCAACGCCTCTGTCGCTAGTTGGCTTGAATACTATAGCACCACTAGGTCTTGCGCCATTGTTCAAAAGGCTGATGTTGTGTTTGTTAATAGCATTGTGGTTATCAATATCAACTGCCGCCGCCATGAGTGGAGATAACCCATAGTAATCATCTAATGGGTTATACAGCTTCATGTGCTTTACTTCAGCTTCACCTGTAAGCGGGTTGGCATCATATGTTTTCACAACCTTGCCATTGATTATATAATCATATCCTGCTGGCGTTGTGGTTTTGCTTGGCTTAACTCTTATACGGTCTGGCCTCAAAAGATAAAGCTCACGAACCTCACCCGCAACCTCAGAGCGAATAGCGTAGTTGTTCCCAGATAACAGCAAGTATGAATATACAGCTTGGAAATACTCAACCCCTGCTTGCATAGGGTTAGGGCGGTTTAACAATGACAGTATTGGATGCTCATCTAGCTCCGTTTCCCCTTGGAACGCTTTGAAAGGAATACAAGCCGCACCATTTGCAATCTCATTTACACAACGATAAACAATAGCGTTCTGCCTATAGCCTTCATCTGCATAGGCTTCATAATTATCTCGCCTATAATGATTGGTGTTTGTTGTGTTTAGATAGACCTGTGGTGCTTCTTTTGTCTCTATTGCCTTGGTCCGTAGGAAGCTAAAAAAATCTCTGATGCCAGCCATTATGAAATTCTCCAAACAGCCGTCCGACTGGATTGGCTAAGTTCTGTTAACGCCCAGACTAAGGCATCAAGTCTATCAGGGGAAGTTTTGCTGCCAAGAGTAAAAGTACACAATTGCTCTTCAAGCTGCGGGTATGCCCCAACATGAGACACTTTTTGCTGCTCATACAACGCCGCAATAGGTTCTGCCCTGACCATTTTACCTCTTGACGCTGTTACTGGGGTGTATGGAACACCTGTATCAATTGTTCTTATCAGTCTTTCGACCAAATCTCCACCATTATTTACTTCAGCTACTATTCTGTCAGCTTCAAACTTGTAATACAAATCAATCGAAACCCTAGCCCAATTATCTGCCGACATTCTGCCAGACCGATCATCTAAAATGTAGTATCTGTTATCAACACCCAGCCCCGCGACCACAATGCCTGTTTCATCAGAACCTTCATTGTTGGTAACCGCTGGATCAATAGCAACAATAACTCTCTGCATCTCAGGCACATCTTCTTTAGTTACCCTCGATTGCTCCAACTGCTTATAATTCCAAAGCGCACCTTCAGTGTCATCAAGTATTTCAGCATATAACTCTTGTCTGCCAAGGTTGGTTCCCGCATATCTCTCTTTAAGAGCCTCTAAAGCCTGAGGAGCAAGGTTAGCAGCATTATCAAAGGTTGAACCACGATGCGTGTGAACATCATCTCTAGCCATCAGGTTTTTGATTATTTTACTTGGTTTTGGCGTTGTGGTGATTATACACCTTGGACTTGTACCTAATCTTAGGCCAAACATAAGCTGGTCGAATGTCTCTGGGTTTTTCCAAGCCGCAAGCTCATCGCACCAAGCCCTGTGAAACTGTGGTCCTCTTAAGCGGTCAGGCTCTTCTGCACTGAAGCCCATTATCTTTGAGCCGTTCCAAAGTTTAATTTCAGCACTTGAAACATTGTAACCTTGACCCGCTCCCGACAGCATACAGTCTCTGGGTATTACAGCCATCAAGCCAGATGGTCCCCCAAAGGCAACTCTGCGAATGTCGCCAAATGTTGGCACGACCACCGCGCAAAGGCTGTTTGGATTTTCTACAGCATATAGAGCAATGTCTGCCGCCCCTGTACGAGTTTTGCCCCAGCCCCGCCCAGCCAGTATCAGCCAGATAAACCATTCGCCTACAGGCGTTAGTTGAGCGTCCCTAGCTGTGTCCAGCCAATCACTGAACAGTTGCGCCGAACCTCTCAGCCCTTGATTCTCTAACTGCGTGTAAGTCTGACATGACTCTTCTAAAGCTGTCTGGGACTGTAACATCAGCATTTACCTTTGTGATTTCGCTTGCTTCACCTAACGCTAGCTTGCCAATCTTCTGTGCTGTAAGGGCTGTGTTTGCTAACGCTCTGATTTGCTCTGCGCTTAGTGTGTCATTACCATTTCTGTCTTCAGCTTGTGCGCGGGATAGCTTGTTAGCCACCCTGCCCAGCAAACCTGTCGCAATAGCAAGTGAAGCCTTATCCAGTTTGCCAGCCTCTGCGACAATGTCTTTTGCGCGATTGTTCTTTATCTCTGATCTAGTCTTGGCAATAAACTCTGTACGTTGCTGGCTCCAATCTTCTTTGTCTGCCCTTCTAAACAGAGTTGCTCTTGCCACCCCATATTTCGCTACGAGTTTATCCAAGCTAGTGACCTGTCTACTGCCATCCTCTTGCAACTCACCCTCGCAGTATTCCAGCAACATCTTGTCTGATAGGTCTTGTGTTAGTTTAGTAGCCATTTAGTATCACCTAATTATCATCAAATATCAGCTTTGAGCCATGACCAAATATTGTTACTGAGACGGATGGTATCATTTATCTCATTTAATTGATAGACCTCTGGGTTCAAATCTCCAGCATCTAAAATGTTTTGTGTCTTGGTTTTTCTGCCCTTGAGGAACTTTTCTGATTGCGTATCACCCCTAGCTAAATGCCTCTTGTACAATGTATCCTCATCTTGTTGAAGTATGATAACACGCAAATGATACAGGTGTTGTATTGCTCTTAGGTTATTGAGACTAAAAAGCCTATCCCCTTCAAGCAGTATATTGCGCTTTTTCATCTCCATATATTGAAGAAAGTCTTTATTGACCGCCATCGAAAGCCTGTCTGTACCCTCAAACACCTGTGATTCCTGTGTCCAACCGCTGTATATACCCATCAGGGCTAGATTGTGTTTTTGTTCATAATGACCGCAAAGCAATCCAAAACGTAATGACTGTGGGTTATCAAACTCTGCGTAAACAGTTTTCATCAGGGTAGTTTTCCCTGTTGCTGGCTCACCGCCTATTGCTAGGCACTTTAGCTTATTGCTCAAAGCACACCCACCTTTCCCTCA